AATTCCTCGGGTGGCACCACCTTGGAGCCGTCGAGGCCGATATCCTGCGATATGGCGCGGAGCAGTTCAGACCGGCCCTCGACACCCATGATCGGGGCGTCGATGGGGTTGGCCGTCATCTGCAGGAACTCAAGCTGGCGCTGACGCTGCGTCTCGCGCTGGATCGCCACGTTCACGCCCATCACGTCGATGCTCTCATCGCCGCGGAGGATGCCCGTCTCGTCGGTGAGCATGATCATGTCATACAGCTCGGACACCGAGGGCTTGATCACGTCGCCGTCGATGTTGGCCGCTACTGTCTGAAGGATCTTAGCCGCGTTGCCCATGAGCATGGCGAGGCCCGATGCCGTGCGGCCTGCGCCGCCTGCATTACCCGAGCCCGACATGTAGCGAGGAATAGCTGAAAGCTCGTCACCGATCTGCGTGAACTTCTCATATACTGCCAATAGCTCCTGTGCGCGGCTGTCGGGCTGGAAGAAGTCGATGGGCTTCTCGTTGGTCGAGGATGACCCCATGGGGTCGTTCTCGATGTGCCAGCGCTTCCATGGGTAGAGCTGGTCACCGTCCGTCGAGGGTGAGATGCGATCGTCGTTGATGACCACCTGCGGGCCAGAGGCCATGGCCATGTTGTTGTTCAGGGACCGGAGGGAGGCGTTGGCGCTGTCCTGAATGTCGGCCAGGATGTCCGGCAGTGCGTTGCCGACGACGGTCCCGGGGACCTTCTCGAAGGACGTAATATAGTACGGCGCCCGCTCGCGCAGGGAGGGGGACACCTGAACCTTGAGGATGTGGCGGTTCACCTTGTAGCAGGTGACGAAGTAGTCCTTGTCTGGGTCCGGCACGGTCGCCGGGTCGATGCCGACCTGATCGAGCAGGAGCGCGCCCTGCACGTAGCCGTGGTACTCCAGCATGTCGATCATGCCGCTTTCGTTCATCCGCGGATCTTCGCGGCTCTCGCTCATCGCCCGGGTGGTGTCGTTGGCGCCTGAGCTCGTGGCCACATAGCCGGACTTGCCGTACTCCTGCAGGACGGCGCGGATCGACGCCTCGTTGTAGCCCGGTAGGCCGAGCATCTGGTTGAGGTCGGCACGGGTCAGGCGGCTGCGCTCGATCACGGCTGCGTCAGCGATATTCGCCACGCCCGGGGTCCACCACACGTCGAAGGGGGAGGTCCGGTACCAGAACATCTTGGGGGTGTTCTTCTTGATCGCGCGGCCGTTCTCCCACGTAACTTGTGGGACAACACGGACGACCGGACCCTTCATGCAGGCAAACGGGAACAGCGGGATGTCGATCAGAAATTCGGACAGCGCCTCGTAGAAGCCGCCCTCCACCAAGATGTCGTCCAGCCGCAGCTGGGCTTTCTTAGCCTCGGTGCGGGCCTTCTTGGTCGCCGCCATCATGGCCGCGTTCATCAGGCTCTCGATCCGGTCGCGGATCATCGCCGGGTCGACGGGCTGGCCCAGACGCTGGAGCGTGCCGACCTCCACCTCCACCAGTTGCTTGATGTTCTCGATGATGTTGTCCGGCAGGGATGGTTCAGGGGTGGGCTTGAGGCCCCACGGCTTCTCCGTGTTCAGGTAGACATCCCTAAGGAGGGAGCTCGCACCACGGCATTTTGTCGCAACAAGCCGCGCATAAACCTCAGAACCGCCAAATTTCCTAATTTCCGCCAGCTTGGTCGGGGAGTACTCGCCCTTGAAAACCCGCATGGCGTCCTGCAGGCGTTCGCTCCATCCGTTGGCGCCATCACGATGTCGTTGGAAGCGGGAGAACTCCCCTTCTATGAACCCTGCCAATGAGTTATGCCACGTCTCAACGTCGCGTGCGGCGTCCTCCGCAGTGACGCGGATCGCATCGTTTGCGGCCTCTTGGGCGGTGAGTTCATCGGGTGATACCACCCGCAGGATGCCCGAACGCGCAACCCCAGAGCTCATGATTTATATCTCCACTGTTATCGGACTATACTATGGCCGGACATAAATCCATAGTTCAGCATCAAAGGACCCAATCATGACGACGACCGACACCAATCGTGCTGCCGGATATCTCGCCCGGGAACTTGCTACTGGCCTCGCCGCCGACAAGGACGTGACCGTCACCGAGAGCCAGATCCCAGATGTGGCAGCCTCTCTCAAGCCTCAACTTCTCCACCTCACCAACAACGAACCGTGGTACCAGTCGCGTGTGACATGGGGTGTCATCATCTCTGTGATCAGCGCATTGGCAGCCATGTTTGGGTTCACCATCGAAGCAGAGATGCAGTCCACCCTTCTCAACAGTATCATGGCGATTGCTCCCGCGTTGGGCGTTATCGTAGGTTCAGTTGTTACCTTGTATGGCCGGTGGGTGGCTCGTAAGCCCCTGGGTACGTAAGGGTGCAGAATGGGGGATCCGGAAGATGCTATCGCGCGTGCGGTTGGGAAACTCGTCGTGACGGATCCCCAATATAACCCTCAGGGGCCGGAAGGCCCAATCTCTAACCCAGTGGACAGATTTATTCACCTACCGCCTTCCACGAGGCAGTGGCTGGAGCAGTTGCGTCCACAGGACCTCCAAGAGATCAGTGAGGCGGTCGCATACATGCGATCCGCCAAGGTGCTCGGGAAGTTCGGACGATGGTTTATAGTCACGCTTGTGTCAACATTTATTGGAGCAGTTCTCTTTGGTGAGAAAATAGCGGTGGCATGGAAATGGTTCACGGGAAATCGGGTATGATCTGGCGAATGGCAGCAATGGTACCCGTGGGGCTCATCGGAGGAGCCCTCGGGTTCTGGATGATCGACGACGAGCCGCCTGTGGTGGCGACGGCCCCGGCCGAGGTCATGACGGATTTCCCGCCACCGGGCGGCACCCTCCTGATCCGTTTCCATGTGTTCCGTAAGCGTTCGTGCCCCGTTCGCGTCGAACGGTTAATTTATGACAGCTCCAATGTCCGATACGATCTCAGCTCGACCGCGTTCGAGGCGGTCCAGCCCTTAGGCTTCGAGATCTTCCAGACCAAGATCCCCCTCCCTGCCTCGATGGCGCAGGGGCCCGCCCGCTACCGCTCAGTCTCGACGTATACCTGTAATCTGCTACATTACCTGTGGCCGATCCGCGGCCCGGGGCAGGACCTCAAGTTCGTCGTGGTCGGTGAACCTGTGCATGGGGACAGTCCAGCCCAGACCATCCCCTAATCTGGAGATTAGTTTTGACGCCTGCGCTCGACCCCAGAAACTTCGCGAAGCTCGCCCGCGAGATCGCCATGGACATGCTGGAGCTGGATGAGCTCCAGAAGCTCCACAACCTGTCCGACGCCGAGTTCAAGCAGGTCACCGAGAACCCACGCTTCATCGAGATGCTGAACGGCATGATCGGAGAGTGGAACTCCGCGAACAACGCCCCGGCGCGGATAAAGATGAAGGCCCAGACCGGCATCGAGGCTGCTATGGAGGTAATCCTTCAGGACGCCATGTCGAGCGGCATACCCCTAAATCAGAGGGTTGAAGCCCTGAAGCTACTCGCCAAATTGGGTGAGCTCGACGAGAAACCTGGGGCCCTCGGGTCCGGCACGGGTGGTGGCGGTGGTGTGACCATCCAGATCAACCTCGCGCCCGGGCATGGTCGCCCTGAGGAGCACGTCGTGATCGAGACGGAGTTCAACCGAGAAGCCGAGGACGTTGTATGATCCCTGCACCCTGGGTACTGCGGCAAGTGTTTGCTACAGGCAAAAACTGCCGCCCCCCGACCCCTGAGAACGACAACCCATGCTCATCAAGTACAACGCGCCACCGACAGTCTCACGCTTCATGGAGAGCGCTAGCTTTGGCCGTCTTATTGCAGGGCCTATCGGCTCGGGTAAGACTACAGGCTGCATCTTCGAGATCCTGAGGCGCGGCGTCCAGCAGATAAAGGGGCCAGACGGCTTCAGGCGCACGCGCTGGGCCATCGTCCGGCAAACACTTGCCCAGCTCAAGATGACGGTCCTCATCGACATCCTGAACTGGTTCCGGCCCATCGCCCAGTACAAGGTGTCGGAAAGCCTCGTCGTCATCTCCTTCAACGACGTGGTGATCGAGCTCTACTTCATCCCGCTGGAGGACGAGAAGGACCAGAAACGCCTGCTCTCGATGCAGCTCACCGGGGCATGGCTCTCGGAGGCCATCGAGATCCAGCTCGGTCTGGTCGATGCGATCGCAGGCCGCTGCGGCCGTTACCCCTCCGCTGCCGATGGTGGCGCCACTTGGTCCGGCGTCATTGCCGACACCAACTTCCCGGTCGAGGGCTCTGACTGGCAGAAGTTCATGGAGGAGGAAAAGCCCATCGACTGGCAGATCTTCAAGCAGCCCGGTGGGATGACCCCGGCTGCCGAGAACCTTGCTTGGCTCGTGCAAACCCCAGAGACGCTGCAGCTGGACGAGAACGACCCCATCCGGATCGCCCAAGGCCGGGTCTACTACGAGCGCGCCAGCCGCAACGGTAACAAGAACTGGGTCGACCGCTACGTCAACGCGATCTATGGCGAGGACCCGTCTGGCACCGCCGTGTTCCGCGAGAGCTACAAGCGGACATTCCACATCACCGGGCCCAAGGAGCTCGGCCACAGCGTCGAGGAGATCGAGCCGGTGCATGGCTTCCCGCTCCTCGTGGGGCAGGACTTCGGCCGCAACCCCTGCTCGCTGATCTGCCAGCCGGACCACAAGGGACGGCTGCTGGTGCTGGAAGAGATCATCGCTGAGGACATCGGGCTGGAGAACCACGTCTCGCGCTACCTCAAGCCGCGCCTGTTTCAGGACCGCTACCTCGGCAAGCAGATGGCCCTCGTGGGCGATCCGTCAGGCCGCGCCAAGGGCAACTTCCTAGAGGAGGACAGCTTCGATGTACTTCACCGGCTGGGACTACCCGCCTTCCCATCGACTACGAATGACATCGACCCCCGCATCCGCGCCGTTGAAGCGCTTCTGCTGCAGCAGCGCGATGGCGGACCCGCCATTATTGTCGATGCTACCCGCTGCCCCCAGACCGCCCGGGCCCTCGGCGGAAGCTACATGTACGGCAAGACCCGCCTCGGGCAGACCAAGCCAGTACCCGAGAAGAAACACCCCGCTTCGGACATCATGGATTGCCTGCAATATGTCTGCCTAGTCTACAACTCGGGCATGGTGAACTTCATCACGCGCAAGCTGGTCCGCAAGCAGGCCCCTCAGAACCGGGGTCAGCCCGCCATATCGTCGGCGGGCTGGACTTAGGATTTCTTCCGGATCGAGACGGACTTGAAGTCACCCGTCCGGCCGGTGAGGGTGGCGTGGTAGGTGTGCAGGAACACGCTCGTAGAGGTGCTGTCCGCCACGAAGGTGAACGTCTCGGTCTGGTCAGTTGTCGCTGTGATCGTGTTGGACGCCGCGAATACTGAGCTACCCGAGATCGCGCAGTAGATGTTGGTCGCCGTGCCGTTCTTCATCACGCAGACCACCTCGTAGGTATCCCCGATGGTGGTGGCAAACGACCGGCTGACGTTGGCCCCATAACCAGTCGCAGTGGTCGTCTCGCGCAGGTATCCGCTGGTGATCGCGCGGGTACAGCCCGAGGCCGTCCAGCCCGTCACCGACGTTATCGGCTGCTGGCCGCTCAGGAGCTCGGGGCCGTAGGTCGGTGGCGGTGGCCCGCCAGGATCGGTCAGGCCAACACCCCATTGCCAGTCATGCTTGCCATGGAGCATGACGGCGGGTTCTGACGGGTTGTTCGATCCGCGGTAGATGCCGAACTCTGGCGCCACCTGCGTCTCGTTGATGAAGCCCACCTTCCCGGTGAAGTTGACGTGCACCGTGCCATTGATGGCTAGGTATACGCGCCCGAGGGCGGCGTTCTGGCTCGACCGGATGAAGATGTCGAAGTTGTAGACCGTGTTGGCGACGATGGTCGGCGCACCATTGGTGCCCGGGGTGAGATAATCCCACAGGGTACGGGTGTCGGTCGTGGTGGAGGTCGGGTTGTAGCCCGCCGCGCAGCCGAACTTGCCGTTGCGGTTGAACATCTCGAACTTCGTCGCCAGCATGTACGCCGAGCCGAAGGTGTGGATCTCCATGAAGGTCCAGAACGTCGAGGTCGTCGGGATGCCGTCCGCGAACACAATCGGGCCGGTGAACCGGATGTCGTAGGTGGGCGAGAACCAGTCGAGGTCGTCGAGGGTCACCTTGTTGCGTGTGGTGCCCGTGCTGTCCGAGAAGCCGGTCTTGATGAACTGGTCGCCTTGGTGGACCTCGAAGCGGATCGTTTTGTCGTCCAGCGACGTGAGGTGGTACGACTTCTGCGCGCTGTCGAGGTACCAGTTCCGGCCCCAGATCCTGATCTTCGGACCACCATTCCAGTACGGCAGCACCGCCGAGGCGTCGTAGTTCGAGGGCAGTAGGATTGGTGCTGTCGGCCCTGCGATCGCAGCCTGGGTCGCGGCAGAGGTCGCCGTGTTCGAGCCGCCTGCGTTGGTCGCTGTCTCGACGACGGTGAAGGTAGCCCCGATGTCGCCAGACACGACCGTGTACGGCATCGTGACGTTGGTGCCGTTCTTCTTCAGCTGGTACGAGTAGCTGGTCGGACTGCCGCTCCACGTGCCGGGGGTGATCCGGCTCGTGTTGAAGATGTAGCCCACCTCGGGCTGGTAATTGAGGATGTATGGCACCACGCTGTTGGTCGGAGCCGCCGTGACCGAGTAGCCCGTCGAGGTGGCGCTCGCGCTCCCGGCCGAACTGGTTGCCGTCACGGTCACCGTAAAGCTGGCTGCCACGTCGCCCGATACGATCGTATAGGGCATCGAGATGTTAGAGCCGTTCTTCTTCAGCTGGTACGCATAGGTCGGGGTCGGGTAGCCCGTCCACGTGCCGGTGGTGAACGAGCCGGGGCTGTTGAGGATGTCTCCCACCGAGGGAGTGATGTCGGTAAAGACCGGCAGCACGGTGTTGACCGGTGCCGCCCATGCCTGTGTCGTGGCGGCGGTCGCGGTCGAAGCCTGGGAAGCTGATCCTGCGCTGTTGGTCGCCGTCGCATAGGCGTTGAATGTTTGCCCAATATCGCCCGAAATGATGGTGTATGGCATCGTCAGGACGGTCGTGCCGCGCCTCAGATCGGTGTTGACGCTAGGAGTAGGAGTGCCCGTCCAAGTGCCGTTGGTGAGCATCCCAGAGGTAATGACATCGCCTACCCGCGGCGGGTTGTTGGTCGTGGTGATGGTCGGGGCCACCGTATTGGCCGGTGCGACCGGGAGAGCCACTGCCGCGCTGGTTGCCGCCGAAGTCGCGGTGGCCGAGCCAGAGGTGCTGGTGCCGGTGACCTGCACGTTGAAGGTCGACCCGATGTCGCCCGAGATGACCGTGTAAGGCATCGTCAGGTTGGTCGTGCCACGTCGCAGCTGGTTGGTCAGGGTGGGTGTCGGGTAGCCCGTCCACGTCCCCTGATTGACGCTGGCGTTGTTGATGACATCGCCCACGGTCGGCGTCTGGTCGGCAAGGCTGGGCAGGACCGTGTTGACCGGCGCCGCTGGGGCCTGAACAGCCGCAGAGGTGTTCGCCGTAAAGGCGTCCACGGAGCCCGAGGTGTTGGTCGCGGTGACCTTTCCCCTGAACACCACGCCCACGTCGCCAGAGACGACGGTGTAGGGCATGGTCACGTCCACGCCCGCGCGCTGGAGGACCTTGAGGTATGTCGGCGTCGGGTTGCCTGTCCACGTCCCGGTGTTGATCCCTGCAGTGCTGATCACGTCGCCCACGGTCGGGGTGGTGTCGACCATGGTCGGGGCGACCGTATTGACCGGAGCTGCCGGTGCGGCCACCACGGCGCCAGTGGCCGATGAGGTGGCGCTGGCGCTGCCCGCCGTGTTGGTGGCGGTCACGGTCACAGTGATGGTGTTGCCGATATCGCCTGACACGACCGTGTAAGGCATGGTCTTGTTGACGCCGTTGACCTTGAGCTGGTTGCTGTAGGTCGGCGTCGGCGTGCCGGTCCAGACACCCTGCAGGACCGAAGCGTCGTTGATCACGTCGCCAACGGTCGGGGTGCTGTCGGTAAGGCTTGGCAGGGTGGTGTTGACCGGTGCGATCGAAGTGGCCGGGACCGCGCTGGTCGCCGCCGAGGTGGCCGTGGCCGACCCTTGTGAGTTGGTGCCGGTGACAGCCAGCGTGAAGGTGAAGCCGACATCTCCCTCCACCACCGTGTAAGGCATCGTGACGTTGGCGCCTGCCCTCTTGAGCTGGCTCGACAACGAGGGTGCCGGGTTGCCGGTCCACGTCCCCTGCGAGGTGTTGGCCAAGGTGATCACGTCACCCACGCTCGGGGTGGTGTCGGTGAACGACGGCAGCACGGTGTTTACCGGTGATGCGAGTGAGCTCTGGATCGCCGCCGTTGGAAGGGAGGTGGCCGTTCCGGACCCGTGGATATTCGTCGCGGTCACGAGGACCGTCATGGTCAGGCCGAGGTCGCCCGACAGGATGGTGTATGGCATCGTCTTGTTGACGCCGTTTACCTTCAACTGGTTGTTGTATGTCGGCTCCGGATAGCCCGTCCACGTACCCACGTCGATGGTGGCGTTCGAGATGACGTTGCCGACCCGTGGGGTGGTGTTGGTGATCGACGGCAGGGTGTCGTTATCAGGAGTGATCGCCAGCGCCAGGACGGTGGCGGGAGAGGTGTCCAGAAACACGGTCCCGGCGACGTTGACCGCGAATACCCGGCCGACGATGATCGAGCCGACATCCGCCTCTGTGAGCGTATATGGCAGGACCAGCGGTACGTTGTCTTTACGGATTTGCTTGGAGAGGACCGGCGTCGGGCTGCCTGTCCATACGCCACTTGTCACAGACATGTCTGTGAGCGTGTCGCCCATGGTGGGCGACGTGTCGGCCAGAATGGGGGGAGTGGTGTTGGCCGGTATGATGCCAACCGGGATTTCATCGGTATCCCCGGCGCTGTCTACACCCTGGATCTCGCGAAGATGCCGTTGGGAACGGCCAGCACCACTCGTTGTCGCCATTGGACTTTAGACCCTCTTGCCCTGCAGCGGAACACCCATGACGGTGGGCTTCCGGTTCTGGACAGCAGCGCATATCAGCGCGGCGATTTCCTGGGCCGTCTGGACATTGGCGTTGGTGCCCTGTCCGGAGATCGCGACGACCGTGTTTGCGAGGGGGAGGTAGTTGCAGGCGATCAGGGTCTTTTCCTGCACCGCAGAAACCGTGACCGCGGCGGTCGAGCCGTTGGCAGTGACGCAGCCTGCGAGCGCTACGCTCGCGAGGGCAACAAGAAGTAGATGCTTCATGGATGGGTCCTCACGCTGTGTTGCGTGAGGACTTGTATGACACAACTAGAGGGAAACAGTCCAGTCTTGCGCCGCCAGATCCTCACCGGTCGGGATGTAGACCTTGAACTTGTTGCCCGCCGTGTGCTTCACGAGGAAGGGTTCGAGGTCCCCCATGATGACTTTCTGCTTGCGGAATTGGCCGGTGTCGGCCCAGATCAGGTACTCCTCCTGCGTCCAATCTTCGCGCCTTGCCTTGAAGCCGTTCTTGGTCTGCCTCAGGGCAGCTTCGCAGCCCATCTCGATCTGCAGGGGTTCATATCCATCCATGGTGTCTCAGCTCCTGTGCTTCTTTCACGGTTAGGATGTAACCGTCAGTGAACTCGACGGTGCCGTCAGGGCGGTACTTTGCCCCATAGACGCCGTGGCGGTTCCCGTTCGGGTCGACCCAGTAACCCCCCAGCGTGCAGGGTTGCTGCAGCTGGGTCATGATCGAGCGGTACTGGTTGCTTGGGCTGGGAATAGTTTGGCCCTGCACCGTGGGTCTGGGCGGCTCTTCCTGCTTCTCGCCACCGAGGGCCATCTGGAGCAGCTTGATCTGCATCTGCAGGTCCTCGATCTCCTTCATGTGGTACTGGTTCTGGCGCCTCAGGACGCTGGCGTCCGCGGACGCTATGGTCAGGAGCGCCCCCACCATGATCAGGCAGACCACGAGGATCGCGACGGGTATGAACGAAGTCCAGAACGTCATTTCTTCCACCTGTGTCTTACCGTGCCTACGGGTTGATTGGGGTCGTCGCTGACGGTGATCCACTCACAGACGATGAACCGGACCTCGCCGTTGCCGGTCGGGGCCCACCATATCTTGGCGTCGTGCTCGTATTGCGGGCACTTGTCCCAGCGGACCTCGTACTCGAAATAGTCGAACTTGACGGCGTGGGCTGGCACCCCGCAAAGGATGCCAGCCACGAGGAGACTAGTTTTTAGCGCGAATGACCTGACCATAACCGCCTCCATTGCCGCCACCGTAGTAGATCGCCCGCAGGGCACGGTTGGCCACCGGGCTCAGCTCCGACAGGGCATAGAGCGCTGCCTGCTTCTCGCCCATGGTATAGAGCCAGCAGATCTCGTCGAGACGGGTCCAGCCGGTCGATGCGCCGAAGCCCACCACCTGAGCACCGAATGAGTTGCTGTGCTGGCACATCCCAGCGACCATCGAGGGTGCGATCGCACTGGACGCCGCCGCCTGGACCCGGTTGTAGTTGCCGCCGTTGGTGGCGTTGCCGCCAGAGCCGCCGAAAGCCTGCTGGGTCTGGTTCTGGTTCTGACGCTGGCGTTGCCGCTGCGCCTGATCCTGACGGGCCCGGGCGTTGACGGTGTTGTTCACCCGGTTGTTGACCCGGTTGTTGACCCGGTTGGTAACGTTGGTCCGGATGTCCGGCCGCACGTTGACCGTGGGGTTCACGTTGACGTTCGGGTGTACGTTGATGTTCGTAGGCACCCCCTGCGGCGCAGGCGTGACAGGAGGTGGCGGTGTATGGTTGCCGGTGGCCAGAGCTGGGCTGGCGAGAGAAAGAGCGATAAGGGAGACAATGGCGAGTTTCACGTTTGATCCTTGGTCTACGCTGACATAAACAGCTGGTTGAAGAGTTCTTCGGTATAGACGGCGATGCGGCTGACCACCTCGCCGTCGACGGTAACATCCTGCTTCACAACCCGGTCGCCCACACGGGCGGTCGCGCCGATCTCAGGGATGTAGAGCGTCGGGCCGTCGTCGTAGGCAGCCCAATCGCGGCTCACCCAGTCAGGAGCCCGGTGGACCTGCCCGTCGAAACGGTAGACATCCGTGACCTGAATGCGTGAGGTGTACTGGTAAGTCTTTGTGGCAGGCGCCTTCTTCGGCTTCTCCACAGGGCGGGCCGGGATCTCGCAGACCGGCTCGGGCTTCTCCTCCACCGGAGGCATCGGCAGGTGCTGGTCGAGGATCTGGTTGAGCTCAGCCTCGTTGTCCGCCATGGCGAACCCCGGGACGGTCTGGACCGGCGCCACAGGGCGGGCCCCGATCTCTTCCAGCGTCGGCTCGTTGTCCTCGACGGGCTCGGGAGCCTTGGTGCCGCTCAATATCTCGTCGAGGGTTGGTGCTTCCCGCACGACCACCTCGCCTTTGGGTTGGGGCTTTTTCCTGGGCATCACTTCCTCTTGTTTGATCTCTCGATGTACTCATCGAGCGCGGTGCGAATGTGTTCCTGAATGGTCCGGCCATCAGCCTCGCGCATTTCCTCAAGGGCGTCCCGCTGGCTCTGCCGTATCCGGATCGGCAGCGGGATCAGCGCGCGTCGGTAGATCTCCTTCTTTTCCGTGCTCATGACTTCAATCTAGTCCTCTCATTTCGTAACGCAAGGTGTTACGTAAAATTATTTTCAGTGTCGGCCGCGCTCACGCACTGGAGTGTTCTCGTCGACACCCGCCACCAGCTTCATGGCCTTCACCATGTCCTTGTGGTTGATGTAGCCCTCGCCCGACGAGGCGATGACCTTGTTGTTCGCCGCGCGCAGGCGCCAGCGCCACTCGTTCTTCTTGTTGCGGTAGACCTCCCAGTGCACGCCGTTGGGCTTCTGCTTGCGCGCCTCACTGAACCCCTCGGCGGCGTAGCTCTGCAGGTGGAGGTACGGCAGGTATGTGCGATCACCCGACATCATCAGACGACCCCCCAGTACCAGCAGAGGACGGCGAGGAGGAGCATGACGAAAGCTCCATAGTGGCGGTGCCACGGTAGCTGGCCTTGAGAGCGGCCTGTTTCTCTTCCACGCATCGAAAACTCCTTCCTGGGTCAAGGTAACGGAGGGCGGCGTCGACATTCCGCTTGAGCTGAGCCAGCTCGTAGCGGGTCGCGCCCAGCTCGTGGCACGTCGTGCGCCACTCGGCTCGCAGGTCCTCCAGCTCCTGCTGGTCTTTCACGTGCGCCTCGCCCGAGGCCAGCTCGTCGATCTGGCGCTTGAGGTCAGCGATGGTGGAGTCTTTATCCTCACTCATTGTGCCACGCACCATGCCAGCGCGACGGTCAGCGCGATGAGGGTGAAATACAGCCTGTTGCTCATACAAATCCTCCGATTACCATGACGATCAGAAAGACCACGCAGGCCAGCGCGAACAGGTCCAGTGTGGTCCTCTCGGTCATTTCCCCTCCTGACCCTGGAGGTACAGGTCGAGCTGGTTCGAGGCTGCCTCCTCCTCGGCCTTGAGCCGGTCAGCCTCCATCCGGACCATCTTGTCGAGGGTGTGCATGGTCTGCTGCAGCCCCTCGTCGATGAGGCCACCCTTGTTGAGGCAGATGTTGAAGTCCCGCACGGCACGACGGCTGGCGGTCAGAAGTGTCTCTGCTGGCATGATGGTCTGCTCCTTGGCTACGATGTCGTACAGTTTCTCGGATGCCCGGTTCATCAGGTGGGCGAACGGGTGGTACCGCTGGCTCCTGATCCAGCGGATCTTCCGCTTCATCTCCTCGCTGGAGAAGGTCATTTCTTGGTGCCCGCATCACGCACCTTGTCGATGGCACGCATCCAATCGGTAACGTCGAAGGTAGGCGCGTTGGTGCTGAGCAGGGGCCCCGTGACCGAGGCAGCCGTGGCCGTAGGTGAGGTCGAGGTCGTCCGGTACGGGTCCGCGGCCACCACGCGCAATGGGGAATACGGCGGCGGCAACTGGGACGCGACCCGCAACATCTCCGACCTGAGCTCGCTCACCAGCCGCTCCAGCTGCTGGATCTTCTGCTGGTCACGCACCTGCTGGGCGAACAGCCGGGAGTACTCGTCCCGCATGTTGCTGAGCATCTGCTGGTCGTCACCCTGCATGTTGTTCCAGATCATCGACCGCATGAGGGTGAGGATGCCCTCCTTCTCCGGATCGAGGGCCAGCTTGAGCAGCGCGTTCTCGACCTCGGCCGGGGACATGGCGTCGACGGGCGGGCTGGCGCTGACCATGCCCGCGGACGTGGAGTTGCCCACGTATTGCTGGGCGTTGGGCGAGGAGTTCCACGTGCCTGGGTTGGCTACGAGGTTAGGCCCGAGCACGCCCGAGTTCGGCAGTGGGGCCATCTGCTGCAGGGTCTGACCCACCATGGCGGGCGTTATAGGCATCTTACCGCTGATCATGCTGCAGCCTCGCCAGCTCGTGCAGCGGCCTTGCCAGCTTGCCAGATCTGCCAGAACAGCTGGACGATCCCGATGCGGTAACGCCACTCGCCGTCGACCTCATCGACGCTCAGCTGGTCGCCGTAGTTGGTGTTGCGCTTGATCCAGTTCTCGAAGCTGCTGTCGTGCTCAAATGCCTCGCTAGTCGCTCGTGCAGTCGCCATGTTCTCTCTCCAAGAGTATAAAGTGAGGCGGGGCCCCAGCCAGATACTGCTGGGGGGCTACTCTCTGAGAGGGGCCCCGGTGGTCCGCCAAGGGTGAGCGACGGTGCCACGACTAGAAGATGGCATGGGTCGGGAAGTAACGCAAGGTGTTACGGGTACTATTTTTTCGGTGGTATTTTTAGAAGGACCCAGAGGACCGGCGACACGGTGGCTGCGATGGCAAGACCCAGGATCAGCAGGTCGCTCAATGGGAGATCACTCCTGCAAGCCAGATCAGCACGAAGATGCAGATGATGACCCTCATTTCTTCTGGGCCCGCCACTTCATATAGTCGCGCCACGCGGGTCCGTACCAGAACCGCAGGATCTTCTCACGCCAGTTCTGTGGTGGGTAGTTGATGCTCATGGGTGCTCCTGTGAAAAGACCCCGGGAGTATCAGCCCCCGAGGTCGCGCGCCGCCATAGCGCTCCATCTCCACCAGCTTGGTGCGTGGCCACCAAGCTGTAACGTTATGTGTTACGGGGTGGTTTTTGTCAAGCGCTATGTGCGCCGTACTTGAGAAGGGGGGAGGGGGGTGGCCGGGGCCTGTCCATGTGGGGGGTAGGGGTACCCGGTTAATCTCCAGATTAGTCGCCATTGTTTTCTCGGGGCTTAGATGAACTACCGCTCTTTGACAACTAAAGAAAACGCTAAGCAGCCCAGCGCTACGGGTTGCGGCAAGCAAAGTACGAAGTGTCCACGCTATTGGACCGGCCCTAAGCTATGGCCATCGGAAAGCTAGTCAGCCTAGTACCACCTTGACAAGGTGGACTAGTGCGGGAGCCACGTGTGACTTCCGTTCTAGTTCGTCCCAACCCTAGCTAATCTGGAGATTAGTCATGTCCAACGTTGCTGCCCTTGACTTCACGTCGCTCGTTTCGTTCGCGGAAAACGCGGGTAATGCCGCCGCTTCCGGCGCGGATGGCCTCTTTGAAGTCGCGTGCCAAGTCATGTACTATGGCGCGTCGAACTCGGGCGCTGAACCGTCCGTGTTCAAAGCCGTCTACCTCGCCTATGCCTCCGCGCAGAACAAATCCGCCTTTGGCAAGCAGATTGACATCACGAACGACAAGTCCGTCGTCGTGTCCGCATCCAAGCTTGGCACGTTCGCCAAGGTTGGCGCGCTGGGATACTTTGAGCTTCCCGAGCTTGTCGCGTCGATCGTCGACGGTCGCGCGGGGAAATCCGGCTCTATGTATGAGCTTATGGTTAAGATCAACCGCGCGCAGATTAAGGCCCCTGCGCGCATCCTGACCGATCTGGAGATTGACGACCTGCTCGACCCGGCGCCGAAAAAGGCCAAGTCGATGGCTGACTTCATCGCGGCTGAACTGAAGCGCTTTGGCAAGTTTCAGGAGGATGAACTCGACGGCATCGACGCCACGCGCTTCGCGAGCTTGACGGCCATGCTCACAGTTGTGGCCACCGAGTGGTTGCGTTCGCCGGACGACACGACCGTGATCGTCTCCCACGATGAGCCCACGGTACCGGCGCGCGAAGAAGTCACGGACGCCGAGTACACTGAAGTCTTGCCAGACACGAACGTGGTCACGCCGGATCACGTCGCGGCTCTCCTGCAACACTTCGGGAAAGACGCGCCGACCGTGCAGTAGCACAACTAACCCGGGAGCTTAGGCTCCCGGGTTTTTCGCGGCATCACCTATCAACACGTGGGGACTTAGGGCCTCGCGCGCCGCGCTAAGCTACTCTGCAGATTAGTTGTGGGACACGAGATTGTTATTAACTTAATTGACTAGGACTGAAAGCCCCAACTAGCGAATAAGCTAGTTAATATAAAAGCCCGCAAGTGATTGATATCATTGGCAGGTTTCTATATTGACTGTCTTATTAACTTAATTAACTAGTGTTTTTAGACACACCCTTTCCTGTGGGATTTTCGCTTCGTAAATTATCACGTCGCGTGGCCCCCCAAAAGTGTGACTGGTTATTTCGCGCTAGTTAGTTAATAAGGTTTAGTCAATATCCAACGCGCTAAGCGCTTGGCGCTAAACGCTTTTCTGCCATTTCCTTATTGACTTAATCTACTAGCGGCCTCGCGCGTAGCGCTTGGCGACATCCCACCGTGTCCCATAACATCTTGTGGGACTTAATCTGGAGATTAGTGATGAGCTATTACGCCATGCTGCGTATCCTCGCATCCGAGGGCAACGCTGACGCTGCACGTGAGTATCGTGGCTTCCGACGCCACGTGGCCTGCCTGCACTTCCAGCATCACGAAGATTTCCGCGGCCGGGTGTTCTACGCCAAGCACCTCAAGCGTGCCGACCGCGCGTTCCACAACTAACCATCTCGGCCTCGCAAGCTCGATCCGAGATTAATCTGGAGATTAGCCATGCGTAAGATCAAACGCATCTCCCGTGATGAGTTCGTGCTACGAACCAAGCACGGCGAGATCTTCACACCTGCCGGACTGTATGAGCCGGACCATGCTCCACCCGCAACCGAGTTCCTGCATGTCGATCTTGGCGGCGGGCACACGAGGTTCATGCGTGTGACGACCCCGCGTTCCACCCACACTAATCTGGAGATTAACCGTGGCTAAAGCAAACGACTACCTCCACCTCCGCGCATGGTGCGTCCTGCTTGGCTCGAAGGAATATTACCTCGCAGCCCAGCTCGAACAGGCCCGTGCCGACCACGCACCCGACGACGCGATCTACGTGGACTACTCAACCCACACGTGGCGCCGGTTCTCTGAGGTCACAGCGCTGGGCACCAAGTCCCGCGTCGAGCAGATCGTGGAGGTGCTGAAGAAGAACTTCAACTGACGAGCTAACCCCCAGGCCACCTATCAGCATGGCCCAACGCGGGAGGACCATCATGTTATAGATCCACCCAACCATCTATGAGCATCAGACGAGTAGCGCCCTGGGCATCGTGGCGATAAACTGCCCACCCTTCCCGAGACTGATCGGACGGTGGCATGATCAACCACTAGAGGCCCCACTACCCAATGGTGGACAACCCTCGAAAGCCGGTCAGTCTCGGCAAGGGTCACTTAATCTGGAGATTAGCCATGACCATCCCCCTCGTACTGGCCGCTGCCTTCGTGGTCCTGCTGTTCCTGTCGACCGTGATGGAGTGAGCCATGCCGGACCTCGTGTTCGTCGAGAAGGACGACATCGACACCTACCTCTTCAGCTACGATGGCTGTATCATCGAGGTGTGGATATCGGGGATGGGGGACTGGTGCTCATTCATGTACAGGCGGGGGCGTGACCCGGGGCACGACGTGGGCGTGGCGCCACCCCAGCCCATCGCTGACCGTGCCATGCTCTTGGCCCAGACCCTCCACCTAGCAGGAGACTGACCATGGTGCCGACCTTCGTGCGCTGGACCGAGCTGTCCAACCAAGTGTGGGAATACGACGGCCGCTGGTATCTCGTGCTGTGCGGTGGCAAGGGCGACATCGGCGTCAACTCCTTCGCCTCGATGGAGGATGGCGGCGGCGGGCTCAGCACCACCGTGTCCGTGCCGCGCGAGGCGATCGAAGCGATCAAGCATCTGGCCAGTGCCATGCGACTGGCCCGACCCGAGCCCAACCGCGCCATCCGATACTAATCTGGAGATTAACCATGGCCGCTGAGTTCCTTGAGATCGACGACGGGAACGACCCCGTGTTCGTCGACCACGACAAGCAGCAGCTCTACTGCGTCATCCGTCCGCGGAGCGAGCGCAGCAGCTGGGACGTGTGCCCCATGATGGCGCAGACCAACACCCGAGGTGCCGACGAGTTCAGCTACACCAGCATCCACCAGCTGACGCCCGAGGAGCACGAGCATATCGTGACCTTGGCCCAGGCTGTGTCGATGGGCCTGCCTTCACCCTACTAATCGTGGCCTCGCCACGCTCGATCCCTAATCTGGAGATTAGCTATGACCAAGACAACGAGAGCCCAGCGCATCGCACTGAAAGCCGTGTTCGATCGCGTGCCGCTGTACCTGCACCTCGACTTGGATGGGCAGACCAAGGTCAGCTCGCTCAAGCCCCTGCGGGGTCTGGATGGCCAGCCGCTGAGCTACCTGTTCATATCCACGGATGGGGACATGAAGCTGGTCGAGCCGCAGCCCATCACCTATCAGCATTTCCGCAGGCGCGTGCACCCGACCTTCGGCTGTGACGAGGCCGTGGTCATCCAGTGGTGCGGCATGTGGCTCATCATCGAGACTGACGGCCATGTCCACAGCTGAGGAGCCCCAGTTCATCAGGCAACTCCCGAACTGGGAGAACCGTGTGGTCCTGCTGTGGTCCTACATGGGCTACGAGTTTCACAGCATGAGGGTGGGGCACGGGTCCGGCATCGGTGTCACCTGCATGGCGCAGTTCATACCGGGCGACTGGCAGGACAAGACACCCGACGACCGTGGCGTGATCCGTGACGCGGTGCGCGAGAAGGCCCGAGTGCTGCACATGGCGCTCGACTAAGCATGGCCTCGCGTGACGCTCGTCCTAATCTGGAGATTAACCATGTATGATCCTGGGGACGTGACATTCGTCCATGAAGTGATCCGACTGGAGGGCAACCGTGCCGCGCACCGCTGGCTGTGTGACGGGTTCGCCTTCCACAGCTACTATGCCAACAAGCATCACTATGATGAGGACCCGCCGCCCCTCATCGTGACCATGTGTGACGAGGGCCAGCATCGGGCAGATCAATGGAACGCCCTGTCGGGCGAGGTGCAGCAGGCCATTCGTCGAGCTGTGCGCGAGAGGGCTCGTGTCCTGCACATGGCAACCGGCTGAGCATGGCCTCGCGTGATGCTCGTCCTAATCTGGAGATTAACATGGACGCCAATTATCAGGTTGCTTTCATCGGCTTCGACGACGACGCCGACCCGACATTCAGCTGCCACGGCGAGACTTACGTGGTGTCGTGGCCGCACGAGCCATCGTATTCT